ATGCAATACACATAAAAAACAAGCTAGAAAAATTATTCATGTTGGTTCTATATACTCTGCCACAAGATACTGATGCTAAAGATAAGGCAGCAACCATAGATAATTCAGGTTGTGGAACTTGTGCAATATCTTCACAAAAGTTATACATGTCTTTCAACAAACCAGGTGGATCATATAAATCTTTTGGCGGTTTTATGTTATCAACAGCTTGAACAAACAAAGGAGCTTTTTGATTTTTTCTGTCATGAGTGGATTTCACGCTATCTACTACTTGATCAATTTCTCTTATAGTAAGTGGTGGATTGTTATTAGTGTTCCACGACCTCAGAAAAAATTTAGTAAAATTAAGATTTACATTTTTTGAAATCATGTAGCCAGCAATCCTAGCGGCTTGATCATTTCTTGAGCCTTCATTAACTCCATCTAATGAGAAAGGTACAGTAATGTTTTTATCTTTAGCACCTGACTCTTTAGGCACACCTGTTATTTTGTGCCATTCTTTTTCAGTAAAGTCAGGTAAATCTCCAATATCATAAACACTCCAACCATCTAAAAATACAGGTTTATAAATGGCACCGTTTGCATGTCTGTTGTAAGGAGCAATTATTAATCCACCTTCGCCTCTTATATCAATAAGTCTTTCTATTGGTGTTTCATTTGTTCTTCTTGTAGCAAAAGTCGTAAAGTTTTGTGGGTTATTGTAGTAAAAGTGCATACCTTTACCTGTAATCACTTTATAAGGTGTTACTGGTAAATTTTCTTCTACCCAAGTCATAGCTTCAGGTGTATCTGCATCTACTACAATAAATTTTCCACAAACTATAGCAACTACAAGATCATCTCTATCTTTAAACCACTCTTCAACTTTTTCTCTTTCAGGTCTTCTGGTTTTATATTCTTCCCAAGAGCCTAAATTTTTTGGGGGCTTTTTATCTTTTCTCTGCAAAGGAATCACACTAAGACCTTCTTCATAATAAGCCATAGCTAATTCATAAGGAGAGTCCTCCTCTGATAAATTTATTTGAAACATTTAAGATTGTAGGTCTTTTATGTTTCCAAATATAGATTCGTAAGTAAGCTTACCCTCTGTTGCTTTTATTATTTGATGAGCTTGTTTAATAGATGGATTTCTATATCCATAACGCCAAGCTTTTATAGATGCTTCAGAACAGTCAAAAGTTGTTGCAGACTCCTTCACTCCCAAAAACTCAATATAGTCCTTGAGTGAGTAATGCTTTACTTTTTTGTTTTGAAACTCTGGCTCATGTCCAGATTTTTTTAGATTTTTTAATGCTTCATCCGATATTTTTTTTTGTCGGTGATAGTAGTTTGCTTTCCAAATTTCATTCATTTTTTGCTCCTCTTAATAAATGTTTACACATAGTATAGTATAGACTATAATCTTTCAAGTTCATTAATTAAAACAGAGAGGTGAAGAGTGAGCATAAAAAATAAAATTGTTACACCTAGTCAGTTAGTAGACGATCAAGGAGCTAAAATCCTTATCTTTGGCGAAGCTGGTTCAGGTAAAACAACTATATGTGAAACAGCACCAGGTAAGACATTAGTCATATCTGCTGAAGCTGGTTTACTTTCTATTAAAGACTCTAAGAATGTTGATGCTTTAGAAGTTAAAGAAGCTGCTGAAGTTATGGAGATTCATAGACTTTTAGAATCTGGTGAGATTAAGTACGACACCGTTTGTCTAGATTCAATATCTGAGATAAGCGAAATATTGCTTAATTTTGAAAAATCAAGAAACAAAGATCCAAGAGCTGCATACGGTAACGTGCAAGAAAGCATGACTAATGTTATGAGAGCTTACAGAGATTTGAAAATGCACGTTGTCTTTTTAGCTAAAAGCGAAAGGACTATTGCTGACGGCACTCCTAATTATGAGCCAAAAATGGTTGGTACTAAATTAGGTCAAGCCGTTACATATTTCTTTGACGAAGTTTTATCTTTAAGAATAATTGAAGATCAAGACGAAGAAGGTAATGTAATCAAAAGAAGATGGTTGCAAACTGAAACAGGTCAAGGTCATGTGGCTAAAGATAGGAGTGGTAAGTTAAATCCATTTGAAGAACCTAACCTTACAAAACTTATTGATAAGTTAGGATTCGGAGGGGTTAAACAAACCACACAAGAAGAACCTTTAACTAAAGCGGGGTAATAATGGTAGATTTTGCAGACGTTGATTTCATTGATTCTATTGATGAAATGCCTATAGGGCCTAGTGTGGCTCCAGAAGGAACTTATCCTTGTAAGGTAATCGAAAGTGTTAAGTACCAATCTAAATCAGGTAACAATACTTTGAAGATTACATTTCAAGTAGATAATGGTAAATATAAGGATCATGTTGAATACTTCAGTCTTTGGCATCCAACCGAAGATGTTAGAAGGATTGCAACAGAAAAGTTTACTAGATTAGCTAAAGCTGTCGGGTTTAAAAAGTACCCAGATGATGCTTTAGCTTATGTTGGTAAAGAATTGCTTATGAATCTCAGAAATGTAGATGAAGAGTGGAAAGATAATGACGGTAATGCTCGTACAACGACTAAAACTGTTGTGAGATCTTATGAATTTAAGAACGACTTTCCACAAACTTCTGAAACTCAATCTGATGATGCAGAAGTAAGTCCACCTCCTTTTTAATTAAAAGAATGTTGGGGGGGAGTCTTGTATATGCTCCCCCTTCTCAAGAATCCCCTTAGCTCTATCTAAATTCATTTGCAACAAAGGACAATACTTTTGTTTTTCTTGTTGTACTTCCAAAGCATTTACTAAGCATTGAAGAGCAGTTTTTAATTCTTTTATTTCTTCTGCCATTACATCAATTCTTTTTTCAAGATAGACCACATATACTTTTTTATCTAATTTTTTCATCTTCTTCTCCTTGTTTTAATTTTAAAGTTCCTAATTGAATAAATACATTTAATTGGTATCTGATTAATCTTTGATAAACCTTTGGTTGATATTTTTTTAATCTGTCAAAAGTTGGTTTATATTTTTTATAAGCTACTAAATCTTTAGGGTTGATCCTTTTCATCTTCCTTGCCCTCTATATTTTAATTTTTGTTGTCTCCTTTTGTGTTTGTTCATAGTGCTAGTCATAGTATTTTTATGAATACCTTGACTTGTTTTTTTTCCTCTAGATCCACAAACAGATTTGTGTTGTTGAAAATGTCTTGTTTTTTGCATTATCTTAAATTGGCTTTTATTATATGGAAAGCAACTTTTATTTTATCTAATTTATTTTGTATTTTTTTTAATTTTTCTTCATCTCCTGTATCTGTCCATTTAAAAGAAACTTCATCTATAAAATTTTCTAAAATTTTTAAAGATTCTAGTAGGGCCTCATCAATTTCAGATTTTGTATGTTGCTCTTTCAAATTATTCCAAAGAGCTTCATTAAATTCTTGCTCTGCTTTTTTATTCTTCTTCTTTCTCTTCATCTTCCCAATTTTGTATTTCCTCTAATAAATGCTCAGGAAAAATAACTTCCTGGTTTGCTATTTTATTTTCAAGATAATCTTTTAATTTTTGTAATATCATTTTAGATCCATATTTTTTAAAATGTGTGCGATAACATCTATAGTCCAACCGTTGCCTAACATTTTAAATCTTTGCGAGTTTGATACATGGTTTGTGTAATTGTCAGGTACTGTTTGAAGTCGTTCACACTCTAAGGGTAAAAGCCTTCTCCAAGATAAATCTTGCACTACAACGCTATCTTTTTGAACTGATCCTATTGAATTACTTTTTTGATCTTTTCTTAGCTCTAACATTTGTTTAGGCTTAGACTCTTTCCATTTAACTCTCTGCCCTTTATCATCATAAGATCTTGCTCTCCAAGCTCCTGATAAAACTTTAGGCTCACGATTACCACCTCCCATTGTATTTAATGTTGGCGACTTGCCTTCTGGCGAGTAAACTCTTTTTAGTATGTCATGTCCATTTATATCAACAGCTACACCAACTTGTTTTGGCTCCTTCAAAGCATATAGGCTATCTGTCGATTGTTTATATTGATTTGCAAGTAAAGCACCACTCTTTTCTTGGCCAGGTTTGAAAGCCCTGGATCTTGGGTTATCTTTTGCTCTTTTATTTGCAAGATCAGACAAAGCATAACTTTCTGTATCTTGTTTAATAAGAATATCTTCCAAAATAATATTTTTATCTATCGGTTGTTCTATATTTGGTATGTTAGTCCAATACAATCTCAATCTGTTTTGAGCTGACACAAGAGCAGAATTTATTAAACTAGGCTTTATCTTACCTCCAAATAAATCTCCACCTTGAAACTCAGGATAACAAAGAGAAACCTGATCTGTAATTACGTCTTGAAACTCTTGTTTCATTCTCACATTTTCTAACAAAAAGTATTTTGGTTTTATTTCTTTTAATATCCTTATGAACTCAAAAAATAACGCTGATCGTGGATCATCAAAAGCTAATTGTTTACCTGCAAATGAAAAACCCTGACATGGAGAACCACAAGTTATTAGATCAATATCTTCAAAATCTTTCGGGTCTACGTT